ACGCATTTGCCTGACCACGTGTTACCACGTGCGTCATCTACCCACGTTGCCGTGTGTCACCAACCGCGCTGCAACACGCTTAGGTCATGCCCGTTATTTAGTTTTTAGGTTCGCTCAGTTTAAGCGCATCAATCACTTTGCTTACGTCACGTTTATCAAGATCACCTGTTGTCTGCACCTCGCGCCCCAATGTTGCGCTTATAAACGTTTTTAAGTCATCGCCCTTGAGCCCTTGACCATTCGCCAATGCCCTCATCATTCCTAACTGTTTAGGTGACGGCCAGTCGCGTTGCGGTGTATCGGGGAATGGCACTTCTACGTCGTGTAACGGTACGACAGGCGCTAAATGCGTTGTTTGTTGACGACCTTTGGCGCTGTTAATTTCATCTAGCGACGCAAGCGATTTGTTGCCCGAGAACCCCATATAAGCCAAACAACGACCGACTGCCGACGTGTATCCGACTTCGGATTCGCTGTATTTTTGAAACGTCGTGCGGCCGGGGTACAACTCACACGCGCTGGCTATCGCTGGTATCGGGTCGTTTGCGTCGCGCCAAATGGTAACTACGCAACGAATGAAACACGATTTGTCGGGCATTTCAATTACTTCGCGCCCCGTTTCTTGTATGCGTAGATCAGGGTATTTTGCAAACGCCATTTTTAGTCGAGTTGCTACGTCAACGTAGTTGTCCATAAACCCTGTCATAGCGATTGCCAAATTGTTAGTCGTTGCGCGTGATCGTGTTGACCGCCGCGTTTTGCGTACGTGATCTCGCCCGTGTTTTTAATTATGCCGCGACGTTCAGCAACCATAAGTCGAGCAGTCATACCTTTAGTGACTGGAAATGACGCGCCCAGTTCGTACCAAACTTCGTCGGCTGTAAAACGTGGTTTCATGCGCGCCATTTTAATAATCGCCGCGTCAACCTTTGCTTGTTGTTCAGGTGTCCATTTGGCGTTGGCGCTCGCTTGGCTTTCGGCGATCGCTACTGCTATGCGTGATTTTTCGTGTTTAGTTAGCACGGAATACCTGATTTTCTAAACGCTGTATTTCTGCCGACTGATAGTTGTTGCGATCTTGCAACACTCGAATATCTGTGTCACGTGCAACGAGTGCTTCACGTAAGTCGGTGATAATGCTGCACAAATATTTTATTTCAATGCGCGCTTGATTAAGTGTGTCAATTAGATCGCTGTCGTCTAAAACGTTGCGGTCGTCAATCTCGTGTTGGATTTTGCGTAACGTGCTACGCGCCGCCAATTCCCACGGGTTGTATAACGGCACTTTGTGTTGTGTGATGTCGTTCATCACTTGCATTAGTGCTTTGAACTGTGGGTCAGTTCTCGGGTCGATGTTCTCGGTCATCTCTTGCCTTTCGTTTGTTGGTGACTGACATTATCAGGTAGGTGTACGCGGTTAGCAGACTTGCCAAAAACAAGTGTTTTAGAGTGACCATGCGCGCCACCCATTGCTGTATCGGAATATGGCTAGCGCCGACCGTAGGTTGTCCTCTAGGTCAAATAGGTCGTCGCACGTGCGTATCAGGCCGTACGCCTGCAGGTAGCCGTTCGCGTAATACTTTGACGGTTTGCACCAAAACTGGTTGATCTGCATAACGCCGTTTGACCCGCCGTTAGGGTCACGCGGGTTAAATGCGTCAGGTTGGCAACGGCTTTCACGATACGCAACCGCGACCAGTTGGGTTAGTTCGTGTTCAGGCCAGCCGACGTGTCGAGCCATATCAAACACGGTCTGACACGCGTCAGGTTGCGTTATAGGCGTAGTTTTGACCGTTGTTGGCGGTACGGGCGACGCTGGCTCTGAACCCTGCCAAACCGTTGCTTGCTGTTGACGTGTTTCTGTCGATGTCGGTGCTGGCGGTTTAGCCAAAATAAATATTGACATGGCGCTAATAAATAGCGATATGGCTGTTTTGCTAATGAGTGTCATGGTGACCTACTTTCTCGGGTAGGTAACCAGCCTAAACAGATTGCAACGCTGCTTTCGGTGATACCCCGAATACGGCTTGAAATGCCTGTTTTGTGGCCTCTACGTCGTGCGCTAGGCGTGGCTCGACCTCTATGTGATACCAGTCGCCGTCGTCAACGCTGGGTAGTGGTTGCCATGTACCGCGATCGCATTTCCATGACCGTTTTAATGCGTAGTCGATCACAAGTTGTATGCCGAGTGTGTCGGCGTGTTCAAGCAATTTGACAATGTATGCCAATGATTGTTTGCGGCCGTCTTGACGACCGAATTGTTTTTGTGCAAGCCAACGGTACGACAGATCGGTTGCTAAGCCTCGAGCGTGGTTGCTGATGACACCGGGTTTATGTCGTACGTCGCGCACAACCCATATGCCGTTGTTCCACAAACTGCCGTCGGAGTGTTTGACTGCGAGTTCAACCCATTTGGCCATGCCAGCCAGCGGTGCTTTAACAACTGGCTGTGCGGTGATGACGTATGGTTTTGTCATTCGAGTGCGTCGGGTATGCCGTCGTTATTTTTATCTGCGTTTTTTATACCGTTAGCCGATACAAGACCCGATAACGCGCCTGTTAAAAACACGCTGATCGTGCTGAGCAAATCAACTATTTTGCTGTCGAGCGGTGATAGTTCTTCGGGCATTGACACAAACAACAAACCAAACAACAAACCGACAACCATTAACACAAACGTGATTGCCATAAGTATGCCGACCGTGACGATCAGTCGAGCGTGTATTTGGTTATTTTCTAATTTCGCACCGGTCAGGCGACTCATATTGGCAAACCTCGCTTACTGATAGATTGCGGACTTTAATGCCGCCATGTGTGTTTGTTTTGCTTGTGGCGCAACCAGCGCACAATGCAATCGCAAATAGCCAGTAGCGCACATTGTTAGCCAAATAATACGGCGACTTCGTCAGCCGTTAAACCAAGTTTTGCTAGTGCGTTGGCTTTTGCTGCGGCTTTCGTTTCGTCGGCTTTGGCTTGTGCTTGTGCTTCGGCTTGTGCCGCTTCAATTCGTGCGGCTTCGTCTGCTGTTGCTTCGCGTATTTGGTCGTCTATCTGTATTTTGTGTGTTGTCATTATTTACCTAACTGTTTTGATATCCGTAAACGCGAATAGTGCCGCCTGTTAATGTCCCGCTGGCTGGTGCAATAGTAAAATCTGTGTGTTGTGTGTCTGCGTTTTGAAAACCGCCAAAAACTGCAAATGGATAACCTGCCACATTGCCGCCATAATTGCCTGTGTAACTTGTTCGTTTTGCTAAATTTGGCGAAAAAACTGTTATTTGACCAGTTAAACCGTTTGCACCACCAAAAAAACCAGCACTAAATTGTGTTGAATTTTGTGCAGCGTCACCGTTAAATGTTCCCGAATTGTAATTTAGATACATACGCGCATAATAATAATTTGACGCTGCGTCTAATTTCCAAGAAATATCGCCAGTTGCTGACGCTGAACCGCCGTTAAGAGTAATCAAATAATTGTCATAAGTGCTACTAAACGCGCTCGTAACCGTAACACTAGAAACCGCAGTCCCAATAGTTTGACTTTTAACTAAAGTTAAACCACTCTGAGCAGCGGTGACCGCTGAAGGAAAATAAATTGCCGCACTAGCGGAAGTAAAATATAGTGTTCCGCTGCCCCATTGCGGTATAGCCAATGGGCCTGCGCTAGTAACTGTGGCCGTTCCAGCAGTAACCGTGCAAACACCAGTATTTATATTTTGTAAATAAAGAGTGTCACCAGCCGCAAACAAACTTGTATTAACCGTGATCGTTGTCGCGCTCGCGCTGTTCATGACAACTCGAGTGCCTTTATCGGCTGCAACCAAAACATAACTAGCGGTCTTGGTGCTGACCGTTTGGTTGTAATCGTTTGTTTGCAGCGTGGTCATTTGTGCTGCGGTCAAAATTTGACCGGCTGTAAATGTTTGTAATGCCATAATGCCTACTTTAACCCAATACGTTGTCTGCTGAGATGATACCGTAAGTCGGGTCGTCAAGTATCAACTCGTAAACAATGGTTGTTGGTGCGGTAAAATATGTGATCGCGTGGCCCGTGTTTACGTTAATTGTCATTTCTATGCCCTCGACGCTTAGTTCTTGCGCTAGTTGTGCCGTGCCAGCGCCGCTCGCAAACGTTTTTTCAATAGTGATTGTTTGCCCGATATCAATAATTGCTATTGTGTCGCGCTGAGTTGTGGTCAACATATTTAACTGCGTGTTTAACGACGTGTATCGCGGCTCGGGCAACGGGTCTAACAAATAGGTTGCCAACTCGAGTGCGGCCGTATCGCTGTGTAGCAGGCTGTCGGTGATCGAATAGGTTTGAATAAAATAAAGTGCTTGGCTGCCTGTGTCCTCAGCGACCTGTGGGTTGTTGCTGCCTAAATGTTGTACGACCGCACGATTGGTTACCTGATCGGCTTCAAATGTTATGCCTACGCCGTTGTATTTTATGTTTGTGCCGTCGTCGTGAAAATCGGCGACCGACGCTGCAAGTGTTGTGCCGATGCGTGGTTGAAACGTCAGGTTGCCGTCACGCGACATAAACAACCTGCCCTGTTCAGCCTCGTTAATTTGTGAGCAATATCCAAGCACGTTTGTGCCGTTCGGGATAGTAAACGCCGCGTCACCGCCAAGCGTCTGTGTGCCAGTCGATATCGCCCGTGACGCTGCAGGGAAATCAACCTCAGGTCGATCAAGTATTGCCGACAACCGCACGCTCGACAATTCTTCGCTGACATTGTATTCAGCCAAATATGTTTGCGCCAACAAATAAAAATCGTCGGCACAATAAACCGTCACCGTATCCAAACCACCCAAACTAAAGTTGTAATCATAATTGACGATATAACCGACAAATAAATATTGTTTCACGTTGCTGTTGTTGTATCGAGATAACCGCACACGGCGCATAGGCGCTAAACCCGGTTTTGCGGTAGTCGAGTCATAGTATGGCGAATTTTCGTCAAACGGGTTAAAAATGCCTGACGTGTCAAGCATGGTAAACGTCATTGTGCCGGCACTAAATTGGTCGCCTTGATCTTTGCGGCCGCGCCGCACGTTCACTTGATTAATACCGTCAAGCACGCTTGCATAATTTGTTGTGCCGTCAAGCACGTATGTGCTGTTGTTTAATACGCCAGCGGTTGCGTCGTCAAGCAAAAATGCGTCTTGTTTGAAACCTGTGTCGATTTCTAGGTCGTAGTTACCACTACCAACAACTGCAACGCCGGGCATTATTGTGCAATCATTAAATCAAGTGGGCCGTTGGTGCGCTGGTATGCCAGCAAACTGTTTAACACGCTTTGACCGATTTCGGCGCTAGTCGATATACCGCCAGTCACGTTGATCGTTACTGGTTGCGGTTCGCGTGCCGCGATACGTTCAGCCATACCAAAGGTCGTTAACGCACCAATTTGTGCGCCACCTGCCGGGCCACCAATACTTGTTTGTGCGCCACTCGACCCGCCGCCACCGCCACCGCCGCCACCGCTTGTTATAACCGACGGTGTAACTGGCACACCTGCGCCAGCCTCACGCGCCATACGGTCAGCGGTACGGATATCAGACGTGACCGCCTCAGCGCCGGCAGCGCCGCCACCAATTCGACCCAAACTAATTTTACCAATTTTGCCAATATCGGTAAACGGGTTAATCAAGTTAATGCCGTCAATGATTATGTTGATCGCACCAATAAACGAATTAGCAAACATCTCAAAGCCAGCAATCAAACCGTTCAAAACAACGTTGACAATGTTTCTGAAACTTTCAAATTTTGTGTAGGCAATCGCTATGCCTGTTACGACCGCTGCGATACCTACGGCAATTAAACCAAACGGGTTTAACGCCATAGCAATATTGACCGCCATGATTGCGGCCGCAACCGCCGAAATTGTGCCAGCAATAACCAAAAACGCGGTCGGGTTTTTTTGCGCCCAGTCAGCCATTGCCTGCAAATATGGCAACACTTTTTGCAACACGGGCAACAACGCCGCGCCGATCGACTCTTGTGTTTCAGCCAAACTGTTTTTTAATATCTTAAATTTGCCTGCCGCTGTCTCTGCTGATCGAGCGGCCGCGCCACCAAAATTATCTGACAACGTCATCATCACCGTGTCGAGTGACGCACCCTCTTTAATTAGACCTTTCATTTCAGGCGACAACGCCTGTAGGCCTTTCATGTTGCCTGCATACGCTTTAGCCAACGCGTCGCTAACTGTCGCCAAATCTGTGCCAGTCGAGATTGCAATATCTTGAGCCAATGACAACGCGTCGGTTGCCTCACCAACGTTTTTAGTGCCAACAAGCAACGCGGCAAACGCTGGTCGCAACTCGCTATCAGCCGTACCAGTCGCCCTCGACATAGCCGAAATCATGTCCTCAGTTGCCGCAACCGTAGCATCAGTAGCACCAACAACGTTTTGCATAGTGTTAGCCAAAATCGCTTGCTGTTGCTCATCTTCCGCTGCCGCTTTAGCCGCCAAACCCAACGCGCCAGCAACCGCCGTCAACGCGGCCGCTGCCGGTACTGCCGCCTTCTTGATTGCAAACTGTGCTTTTTCGCCAACGGTTTCTAACTGCTTAAATTCTTTGATCGCTTTGTCAATGCCTTTACCGTCAAACTCGCTGACAATAGGTATAGATAACGCCATGACTAAATATCCTTCTGCACTTCGCGCATAGTTTTAGCAATCATCTTTGTCATCTCGGCTTCGATACCGCGTCGCGCTTTATAGACGGCTGGCCCGATCAGTCGAGTGCGACCAACACCAACAAAACCAAGCGCCTGCCCAAGTTTGTTTGCGTTGGCGCGGCCTGCTGTTTCAAAGATTGCTGCCGCCGGGTCTTTTTGCTCAATGAGAATTACACCAACCGCGCCTCGACGTGTATCAAAACGCATACGCACACCGTTGACCGCTTTGGTTACTGTAAACGGAAATAATTTGCGGTCGCGTTGTGTCCAGTTGTATTTCATGCCTGACAACGGCAAATCTTTGTAAACGGCTTTACCTGCCTGTATTGCTGGTTGCGCGATAGCGGTTGCGTCAGACTTGAAATCTTTTTGCAACTGTGGGTCAATTTTACGCAAACTATTGATTGTCTGTTTGACCCCGACAATCTCTATGGTTGTGCTTGCTGGCATACGTCACCTTTTGTTTGCTTTGTTTAATACTGTAATCACCGTTAATAGGTCACGCGTGTCAAACTCGATATTCGTAGGCCAGTACCCTGTTGCAGCCAACAATTCTGCTAACTGCCGTCGGTAACTGCCTACGCCGTAGGGTTTGGGTTTGTCTCGTCTATTGCCTCAATGGTCATGTTTGGGTTTTGTTTAACCCAGTCACGGTAATTTGGTGGCAACGTTTCACCGTTAAGTTTCAACAAATGAAATGCCCAGCAAACAAGATCGGTGTAGCCGATACCTTTGCCGTCTGATATTTTGCGGTTTTCTGTGCGTTCCCACTCGCAAATAACAAACATATTGGTTGTCATTTCGACTGGTGCTGACCCGTTGTTCAGGTCAACTTTTAGTTTTAGTTTCATGCCTGTCCTGTTCTCGGCCAGTTATGGCTCGTTTATTTTGTTACGGCAAACGCCGTAAAATTATGCTGTTGCTTTAGTAAGCACCCCGCCGTTAAACGTCAACGTGACGGTTGACAGTTCGCCCAGCGACGCATTGATTGGAGTATGCGAAGCCAAGAAGCAACCGGTCAGAGTGTATTTTGGCGCGGTTGCGCTGGGTGTAGCCAAACCTGCGGCGGTCGGTGAAATAACAATCGTTGTTTGTGTACCGACCAAACTGTAGATCGTTGCTTCTGTTTCGCTGGCTGCATATGACTGATACAACTCGATCTCAAACGAGTTGTTTTGTAGCGACGTAACCGCTGAGCCACCGAAATATCGTGCGGTGTCACCAAACGCCGTTGTTTCGAGTTGGTCGTAACCAAATGTCAAACTTGCGCTTGTGCATTGGTCGGTCAGGTTGACCGCGTTAATCGTGAGTGCCGGGTTGCTCAAGTAAACCGTTGTTGTTGCTGCCATGTTTTACTCCTCTGTTATCTCTTTAGTTTTACCATGTTTTTTATCGTCTTGTGGGGATAGGTGACCGCTTTCGACTAGGTGTGCAATGTTTGCGTCGCCTAAGTCTTTGCCGTCAATGATGTCGCCCCGTTTAAGGCCGTCTAGTCGATTGCTGTTAACTAAATATTTGGTCATGCTGTTATCCCTGCTAATGCACAAGTCAAATCGTAGCAAGGGAATTCCTGGCCGCCGATTTCAAGTGTGCTTGGTTGTCCTTGTGTAACGATAATTGACGACCCCAACACGGTTGCGGATATCTGCAAAATTTCGCGCAACACGGGCAAACCTGCCGGGCCGCTGCCGACAACTTTGACGGGAAAATCAACTCTTATAACGTTGCCGTTGCCTGCCGTTGTTGTGAAACGTGGCGCTAACAAAAACACGCAATTTGGTACAAGTTTTGTCGGGTCGTTGACTACACGTAAACCTGTGACGGCTGTGAGCGTTGCTGTGATGTCGTCTATGGCGACGTTTAACACGTCGGTGTATGGTGCTGGCATCTAGGCCACCGCTGGTCGATCAATACCTAACAACTGTTTGACGATAGGTGTCAATGATTGTTGCGGTGCTGTACCCATGTTGTCAAACGACGCAAACACGTTTTCAAGACTGCCACGACTACGCCACAACGCTGCACCGTACATGAGCGTGCCTAGCGTTACGTCACCTGACGGGCTTGTGCTGAGACTGTCGTTGTAACCTGCTTCTGCTCGACGGCGACTGCAAAACTGGTTAGCCGCGCTCACCGACTGCGTAATCAGCGTGTAATCATCTGACGGGTTAGTAATCGACACACCCAAATAGGTGATTAGGTTTGCGGCCGTTATCCACGTACAAGTCGGTGTAAACGCGACCGTTCCGGTGTAGATCGCCGCAAAGTCAACGTTGCTGCCTGTGCAAGCAAACAATATTTGGTTTGGTATTCGAGTGTTGCTGTCAAATGTCCATTCGCCAGTTGTGCCGTCTACGCCCGTGTATAAATATTGTGGGCAATTTAAAACGGTAAACGTGCCGTTAAATGGTGCGCCAAGCGAGCCAACAACCACGCTGTCGCCAACCTGTATATCGGTTGGCTCGAGCGTGGATATGCACGCGTAGTTGCTTAATAGTTGTTTGCTGGCTGTCGCGTATGTTGCCATGAGCGGTTGCCCCGCCCTTGCTTAAGCCTGTGTGATCTTGCGGATCATTCCAGAGATTG